AAATTATGGTAAGTTCATTGTCGAATATTACGGACCTCTATTGAATGAACTGAATATAGTCATCGCCAAGAAAGACAAAGACCTAGAAGAAGGGTATAGATATCTTTCAAAAAAACAGTTGACAGAATATTTAAAATTTGTCAAAATGATCATAGACGATACACAACGTTATGTCTCTAACCAAACGACCAGAGTTGTCAGAAAACCCATCAACCGTAAAGTGAAACCCGTTGATAACACCAAATTAGTTAAGAGTTTCAAGTATTTGAAAGAGTTTAACGAATTGAAACTCGTCAGTGTATCTCCTGAAACAGTTATCGGTGCATCTGTGATTTGGATATATAATGTAAAGACAAGGAAATTGTCTGTATTGAATTCCGCAGCAGATAAACCACTGACTATAAGAGGAAGTTCAGTAATCAACTATGATGAAACAACTTCCATTTGCAAAACTCTCAGAAAACCTGAAGATACATTGCAACAAGTGTTGAACGGCACAAAAACTTCGTTGAAAAAATTAATGTCATCTTTGAGCACTAAAGAATCTACTGCTGTCGGAAGATCAAACCAAGACACTATCATATTAAGGTATTTCAAATGACAAATGTAGTTTTTTTCCCGAAAGAAAAAAGAGGGTCGCCACCACAAACTATGGAAGAAGTGCAGGATACTGTTGAGATGGTTCGCCATGTCCATGTAGAAGAAACGATGCAAATCCTGGCAGGGTCAATATTCGACAACCTAGCTCTGTCAGGGTTCAATTTCAATCCTGATGATGATTTTTACACTAAAGATGTTGCACTGGCGTTTGAGGCTCTGAAGTCGATGCTTTATAAATATCATGGAATGGAGTATCCCATTCAAGACATTGCAGAAAAAAATTTTGCTTTACAAAAAGACGGAACTGTCGTATTGTTGACTGATGATGAAACAGCAGAGGAAAAGGCCTGAAAAGCCTTTTGTATGATTTGATTATTCTTGACTTGAACCAGGTGATGCTTTCGAATCTCATGATGCAAATGGGGTCCCATACCAATATGAAAATCGAACCTGACTTGGTTCGCCATATGGTATTGAACTCAATTCGCATGTATCTTAACAAATTTAAAGAAGAATACGGCGAACTAGTTATTGCTTGTGACAATCGCCGCTATTGGAGACGAGATGTCTTTCCGTATTACAAAGCAAACCGCAAAAAAGATCGTGACAAATCAGACATTGATTGGCAATCTATTTTTGATTGCATGAAAATGTTGCGAGAAGAACTTGCAGAAAATTTCCCCTATCGTGTTATTGATGTTGACGGCGCCGAGGCAGATGATGTTATCGGTTCGCTTGCACAGCATTTTGGTGACGATATGATGCAACCGATTCTCATTCTTTCTGCAGACAAGGACTTCATTCAATTGCAGAAGTTTATGAATGTGCGTCAATACGACCCCATTCGTAAAAAGTTCGTGTCGCATAATAATCCCACCATGTATACTAAAGAACATATCATGCGTGGCGACACTGGTGATGGTATTCCTAACTTCTTGTCTCCCGACAACTGCCTGGTCATTGGTTCGCGCCAAAAACCAGTTACGACTAAGAAATTGGAACAGTGGATGCGAATGTCTCCGGAAGCGTTTGACAATAATGAAATGATTAGAAACTATAAACGCAATCAACAACTCATTGACCTGTCATTCATTCCTGAAGATATTAAAAACAAAATCATAAATGAATATGAGACCCAAAAAAATAAAACACGTTCTAAACTGTTTAATTACTTTGTGCGTTTCAAATTGAAAAATTTAATGGAAAATATCCAGGAGTTCTAATATGCGCTTAGGCATTGGTGAGATTTTGAAGAAAGTATCAGAATCTAAAACAAAAGAAGAAAAGATAGAGATACTGCGAAAGAATGATTCTCCCGCTATTCGCACGATCTTAAAATATGCACTTGATCCTAATATCAAATGGGATCTCCCTGAGGGTGCTCCACCATATAAACCATGTCAATTCCTTGACCAACATTCAATGCTGTATCAAGAAATTCGCCGTTTATATCTATTCCTTGAGGGTGGTAATCCTAACCTTAAACCTATTAAAAGAGAAGCACTTTTCATTAATCTTCTTGAATCAGTTGATCCTTTAGACGCACTAGTTCTGCTTGCTGCAAAGGATAAAAAACTGCCGTATAAAAATATTACTATCAATCTTATCAATGAGGCATATCCAGGATTTATGTGATGGGCAAATCTAAGCACAATAAATGGTTTGAAGAATACGAAGAATCACCCACTGCTCGCAAAAATGATTGGGAGCGAAGACGACAAGAAAAACGTCGTGCATGGGAGCAAAAACAATCAGCTATCAATCCTTATGAGCACCAGGATGATGATTCAAAGGAATACGAGTAATGCCGACTTATTTGTTTCGAAATAAAGAAACTGGAGAGGAATGGGAAGAGTCTATGGGCATCAGTGCAGCAGAAACTTATCTCGCTGAAAATCCTCATATAGAAAGATTGGTTAATGGCGTCCCAGGTATTGCTTCTGGCGCCATGCATGGAAATAAATCCAAACCCGATGAAGGATTTAGAGATATTTTGAGAGAAATGAAAAAGAAATCAGAGAGAGGTATCAGCCGTAGCACGATCAACACTTTTTAATAGCAATAATAATAAAAGAAGAAAGAATGGATCAACAATTATTACAGCCTAAACGCTTGACCCGCAAACAAAAGAGAATGATGCAGCAACTGGGTGTCGAATTACCAGAAACTGAAATTAAATATTCTCTGACACTAGATGATTTTAAACCATTAACTGCTAATCAAAAAAAAGCACATCAATCATATAAAGCAGGATATAATTTACTTCTTCACGGATGCGCTGGTAGCGGTAAAACTTATATTGCGATGCATTTTGCATTAAAAGATGTCATGTCTTCTGAAAATGATTTTGAAAAGGTTTATATCATCAGATCAACAGTTCCTACTAGAGATCAAGGTTTTCTACCTGGCAAAAAACAAGACAAAGAAGCAGTATATGAAACTCCATATATTCGCAACGCTGTTAAAATGTTTGGGTCTAACGATGCATATGCACGGTTAAAACAACAAGGCCACCTTGAATTTATGTCGACTTCTTATATTAGAGGTGATACATTAGAGAATTGTATTTTGGTTGTTGATGAAATTAATAATATGTCAGGACACGAGTTAGATTCTGTGATTACTCGTGCTGGCAATAATTGTAAAGTTATATTCTGTGGTGATGGGGCTCAATCAGATTTTATTAAAGATACTGATAAGAAAGGTTTGTCTGAGTTTATGAGAATTATTGACAACATGCAATCTTTCGATTATATTGAATTTGGAGTAGAGGACATAGTCCGCTCAGGTCTCGTGAAAGAATATTTAATTGCAAAACACAAACTCAACGTCAAGATCTAAACTGTTCAAACATGATTTTTTGGATTTTACTGAAATAAAAGAAAATTATGAGACGGGACAACGACGCTATCTATTACCTGATGGATCGTTAGTCCCGTCTGTGACAACTGTTCTATCGTCTCTTTCAAAGGACCATATTAACGTATGGCGTGAAAGGATTGGCACAGAAGCAGCAGATAAAATTACCAATCAAGCGAAGAATCGCGGAACTGCTATTCACCAATTGGCAGAAAATTATCTGTTCAATAAAGATGACTATTCGGCAGGTGCAATGCCGATCAATCTGTATGACTTCAATTCAAATCTGAAACCGCTGCTAGACAAATATGTCGATGACCTTCGTGGCATTGAATCTCCTTTGTGGTCAACTAGATTAAAGACAGCAGGTCGAACTGACCTGATTGCAAATTGGCAAAACAATCCCGCTATCATTGACTTCAAAACCTCCCGCAAACCTAAGAAAGAATCGTGGATCAAGAATTATTTCTTGCAAGCGACTTGTTATTCTTTAATGCTACAAGAACGCACTGGGATTGCCTGTAAGGATATTGTAATTCTGATTGCAGTCGACCACGAAGAACCTCAGGTGTTTCACAAGAAACGCAAGGACTATGTTGAGGAAGTTGTTGAAATCTTTACGAATTATTCTGCTTGACATATTTCCGGATATATCTGATAAACGTTACATGATGAATGAAAAGGTGAACTATGGCAAAGCAAAGTGAAAAGATTTTTTCTAAAGGAGACATAATCGTATCCAAAAGCGGTCATCGTCCGATGGTTGCTGAATCTGATGTGTATAAAGGCACTTATCGTTTTTATGCGCGCTATGTGCATAGCAATGTGCAAAGATATGTGTATCGTGACACTATGAAACTTTATGATGAACAAACCCCTGCTAAGGAAAATGCAATGACTATCTATACTATTAAACTCGCTGAAGGTAAAACGACTTACGGCACCAAAGTTGGTGTTAACTCTGCAAACAAGTTCCTTATGGAAGAAAAGGGAACTGGTGAGATTCTGGTTGTCGCACCTGATGCGGTCGAGGAAATCGTTCCGCACACTGTTTCTGTGTCTGAAATTGGGTCTGAACGGGTCAACTATCACTATATGATTGAACCTGGCAAACTGCTCCCCGGCGATCTTGTTCTGCACACTTCTAAAGGTTCTAAGGAATTTTCTCTTGGAATTGTTCGCGCTGTTGACACTAAGTTTAAAGCCGCAAAAGAATTCCGCGGAGTTAAACTCGTAACTGAAATGGTTTAATGTAGGGGGCAACCCCTACATTTTTATTTGAGGTGTGATGTGACACCAGCACAAGTAAGACGTAAATCCAAAACAATCAAAAAGAATCTTGATAAGTGGAATACCGCTTATAAGGATTTGCAGGCTATTTGTCCACATATTGATCACTATCAGAAAAAAGAGGGCACTGGTAGTAGGTGGTGCAAAGATGATGAAGCGTATTGGGTTGAACATTATTGCTCTGACTGTGACAAAAGATGGATAACTGATCAGAAATGAAAAAGTATAAACAATATCCGTGGAAGTTTAAGTTAGAATGGGATGGTATTGAATGGTGGCAGTCAGAAGTCACACTAGGTTCTGATCACTATTTCTATTACTTTAAATTTGACTTCGTGAATAAAGAACAACGAGAAGCTCTTCGAAAACTTAAATGGCGACAGTTTGGGTTAAACCGATTCTATTATGATGGTCCTCATGCACAGTTTAACTTATACTTCTTTGTGATATATTGGTCAACACCTTGGACAAAAATGCCAGAGGACCATTGGAAATGAATCTAAAAGCACTGATTAATGAATTTGATCCCAGTCACTTTGACACTAGACGCAAGACGCTAGAAAGGCGCAGGAATGTTCTTATAGAACAAGGTTATGATGTTAAACCGATCAGCGAAAAAAACATTGACTGTTTTTGGTTGACACTAGAACACAAAGGTCGTAAATTCAATATAACTGACATTGAAGACATTCACTTCTATATAGAGGCAATTGACAGTGAAACCCAAACTAATACAGTCAATCAAGGCAACCGAAACGGGCAACCGTTTTCCGACTGATAGATATGACTTCATTCAAACTGAAGTATATTTGTCTGACGCTATTGATCATCCGATTAAACTTGACTATGCAAAGGAATATCGTGTTGGTGTTCAATTAGGAACCTACGTCTGTATTCCTGGAGATGAATACGCTGCTATTAGATTGAATAGGGCGCAAAAAGAAGTCGGTCATATGATCTGCAAAGAAGTATATGGCGAGATTCGTGAAGAACTAATCAAACTTCGCTATGAAATTTATAACAAAATGGGATTTCATGCGAATGACTTGATCAAACGAGTTGACAATATTATGGATATGACTCATTATGATTGACTTTCCTATCATCCTCAAAGGATACGCAATCTTCAATCCTGCTACAGGGTTGTGGTCGAAGGGTGGCACTGGTAATAGTTGGGGTAAGAATCCTAAGATCTGGTCAGCAATCGGTCATCTTAAAAACCATCTGCTGTTGAGTGTGTGTTGTCAATATCATGACCACTGGAATGGTTTAACAAATAAGCGTTTCTTTATCAGCAACAAGTATCGCGGGTGCCAAGTCATTGATGTGACTACAGGAAATCCTGTTGACAACTTCGATATTTACGGGTATTATTATGACTATATTGCCCGCGAAAAAGCAGCGAGGGCGTATTACGCCGACTATGACATATACGAGGAACCGTGATACATGAAACTATACCTAATAGAACGCCCGAATGACGTTAGGGGTTGGGAATATCCAACATTTAATATTGTATATCCAGTACTCGTTGATGGTATTACAGAGAGAACGTCGGAAATTGTTGAAGATGAAAACGGTGAAATTTACATAGAACAATATACTAATCAAAAATCTATGAGATTAACACACTTCAGAGTTTCTGGTTTGGGTCAAAAGTCAATTCATTCGGACTGGATCAAACGATTTACTGTGGTGCAGAAATGAAAATACCTACTCTGTGTCTATCATATGCCAAGAGTGTGCTTCGAGTCGTCGCATTTGGTGGATTGGCTGCAGGGTTTCTAGTTGCTGAAGTTACTGCTGGATTGCTGCTATTGGCAGAGTTAATTCGAATTGTGGAGGAACGTAAATGATTGATCCAACAGAACTTAGATTCGGAAATCAAATTTTTAAGATTAACAAAATAACTAATTGGAATTCCAACAAAATTTATATGACAGACGCTGATGGTGTTGAGTGGTATCGTTATGACAAAGAAAAAGTTACATTTGAAATTGAATGCCTGACTTATTGTGGTAAAAGATTTGTAATTGAAGCGGGTGAATGTCGAGCGGATACAGATATTAGTGAAGTTGAATATTTTTTCAAAAATGTAAAAGGTGAGATTGAACCTTATTACACTAGTGACTTTGAAGTGAATACTTTTAATCCTGATGAATACTTCTATACTCACTTTGAAGCGCAGCGAAAAGTTAACGAATTAAATGAAAAACTACGCTAATGGAATGGGGAACTTTAATTGTAGTCGGTGTTATTGTTTTCATTTTGTATTTGAATTTTTATGATGACAGGAACTGATAATGTCTAACATGCTTGATTATACGAAACATGAACTTAATCTTATCGGTCTAAAAGACGATTCCGAAGATGAAATGAATGTTGCGATGAGGAAACATATTTTGCATATGGTAAAAGAATTTGAAGAGGAAGGTCATTCTGGTCATAGCGCATCTTATGCACTTGCAATTCTCAAAAAAGTCCTGAATTGGAAACCATTGACTGATCTTACTGGTGAAGATGATGAATGGATGGAAATTGCAGACGACTTGTATCAAAACAAACGCGCTTTTGATGTGTTTAAAGATGCAAACGGCGCATATTGGTCAGGTGGTGTTGTGTTTTGGGAATGGTCTATTCATTCTGCTATTAATGGCGGAAAACCTTTTAAGTCATATTTCACATCTAAAGACAGTCGTGTGCCGATCACTTTCCCGTTCAGCATGCCTAGCGAACCTGAATACCGCGAAGCCAATCCTGATCGCTGACATATAACTAAATTGCTGTCAAGGGCGGGTCGAAAGGCCCGCCTTTATATTTTGCGCGTATATGCGAAGGCACCACAAGCGCTTGTTCTTACGTTCTTAGCGTCTAACCGCTTGTTATCTTAGCAAAACATTCTCCTTGACGCATTTTCCCGAATATTCGATAAACAAAGCATGATGAAACGCGAAGGAGAAGCGGATGTTTGAAGTGCTGGTCACGAAGGACTTTGAGGATGCTGCTAAGCGCTACGTCTTCCGTGGGCCTAATGCCCAAGACAATGCTTTCACCTACGCCGCGACCGTCCAGGAGATGGCGGATTGGGGTGGGTATGCAGTGATGGTCGAGGTCAAGGAAGTGGTTGACACTATTTCCTGAATATTCGATAAACAAAGCATGATGAAGCAGGAGACGCAAGATGGCGAAGTTTGACCAAGAGACCGTAGCACGTTGGAAGCAGATGGCGGATGACTGGCTTGTCAAAGCACAGGATCCCGGCACCCGTGAAGACATCCATCTCGGCGCTGAAGCATGGGCAATTGCTCACCGCAGCGGAATAAGTGTCGAGGCCTATGCTGACCGGGAAGTCACGGACGCCCATATCGTCACCGCGCTGAAGCAGGTCTTCCCGAATGCTGTCTTCAAGGACCGCTACGTTTACTGAGTTGACATCTTTTCCTGAATATTCGATAAACAAGACATGACAAAGGAGATGTCCATGCTGACAGTTGTTCTGGATTCGGTGAAGCGCACTCGTGGCAAAGAAGAGTATCGGATGGTGCCGCGAGCATCGGCGCTCGGTGTTGAAGTCATAGGTGATGGCACCATCCTTCGCAACCTGCTGACCGAACTGGTCAAGGACGGCAAAGTGTCGCGGGATGAACCGCTGCGAGTCATGCGTGGTGAGATGTCTTGCTTTACCGATGGTTTGACGGTCGGCAGGTTCGTCTGCGACCCCAAGCGAGCAATGCCGTGGAAACCGTGGGAAGCCCGCCGCAAGAAAGCGGGTTGACATCTTTTCAGGAATAATCCATAAACAAAGCATGATGAAAACGAAGGAGAACAAGATGCCCCGTGGTGTTCCGAACGCTGGTTTCCGCATGACCAAAACCGCTGTTGCCCGTCAGAACGGTCAAGCGATCCTCGACAAGATCGCTCCCGTCGCTGCTACCCAAACCGAGACGGATGCTGAGATCGACGCTCGCCTCCGTGACCGCTTCGAGATCCTGGACGAACTGACCCGTGCTGCGCTGTTCGGCGATGCCCGGTCGGTTATCGTTTCCGGTCCCGCGGGCCTCGGCAAGTCGTTCACTGTCGAGCAGGCACTTGCTGCGTGGGATCCCGATCAGGTCAACCACACTATTGTCAAGGGCTACGTCAAGACGACTGGTTTGCTGCGTCTGCTGTATCAATTCCGCGAGCGCGGTCAGGTTATTGTCTTTGACGATGCCGACACCGTCTTTTATGAAGACACCTCGCTTAATCTTCTTAAAGCGGTTTGTGATACGACCGAGATGCGCCGTGTTTCTTATATGGCGGAATCTAATATGGTAGACGAAGAATCGGGCGAGCGTATTCCGCGGTCGTTCTTGTTTGAAGGCACTATCCTGTTTATTACCAACCTCGATATGGATACTCTTATTGAGCGCGGTCATAAACTTGCTCCTCACTTGCAGGCGCTTGTTTCGCGGTCGCATTATATCGACTTGGCGATGAAAACCAAGCGCGACTATATTGTCCGCATCAAGCAGGTAGTTGCCCAGGGTATGCTTAAAATGCAGGGTCTTAATCAAGAACAAGAAGACGCTGTAGTCGCTTATATTGTCGCCAACCAGGATCGCCTGCGCGAGTTGTCGCTCCGCATTGCAGTCAAGATCGCCAACCTGGTCAAGATGGGCGGCAACTGGCAGCGTCTTGCCAACGTGACCTGCTGCAAGAACACCTAAAACAGGGGGCAGCAATGCCCCTTGACACTATTTCCGGATAAATGCATAAACAAAGCATGATGAAACGCGAAGGAGATCGCTAATGGGCCTCGATATGTATCTGACCGCTGAACGCTATCTGTGGTCGATTAATGATGAAGATCAAGCAAAAGCGGATGCTATTGCCAAACTGTTTCCTGAATTGGAATTGGATGACACTATGGATCAGCGCGTTAAAACTGTGGATGTCCAGATTGGTTATTGGCGCAAAGCAAACCAGATTCATTCTTGGTTTGTTCGCAATATCCAAGACGGTAAAGACGACTGCGAGCGTTATTATGTCAGTCCTGAAAAATTGCAGGAACTGCTCGAAACTGTTAATACCATCCTGGATTCAAAGGATCGGGAAAATACTGCAAAGGAATTGCTTGAACCTGTTGGCGGTTTCTTTTTCGGTTCGCTTGATATTGACGAATATTATTTCCAGGACCTGCAGCACACTAAAAAGATGCTGGAAAAGATCCTGAGCAATGCGGTGATGCTGAAAGAATGGGACTTCTACTACCAATCCTCCTGGTGATGGGTGGTTGACATCTTTTCTTGAATATTCGATAACACAATAGAAGAAACAGGGAGAACGCCATGGATTACCAATCTGCCGAAGCAATCGCCGTCCGCCTCGAAGGCATCCGCCGCCGCGCTGACCTTTTCGGTCAGGACCGTGAGCGCGTGCTGCTCGAGATCGAGTTCCTTGCTGAGGACTACCGCAAGTGGGCGGCACGGATCGAAGAGGAGATGCTCGCACAAACCGCTTGACATCTTTTCTGGAATATTCGATAAACAAAGCATGATGAAACAAGAAGGAAGACACTAATGGGTACTCGCAGCATGATCGGCATGGTTGGCGCAGACGGTTCGGTTCGCGCAATCTATTGCCACTGGGATGGATACGTCAAGCACAACGGATGGATCCTCGACCATCACTACGGCGACGCCGCTAAAGTCGCTGCGCTTATCGCGCTCGGCAATATCTCCTCGCTGCGTGCCGAGATCGGTGAGCAGCATCCCTTTGACACCACCCACCTGAAACCCAGCGAGATCGACCCGCGCTGGGAGAGCTGGACGGTCGCCTATGGTCGTGACCGTGGTGAAGACAAGCAAGAAGCGGCGCGCTACGATTCCGTCCAGGCCTACGCTGACGCGCTTGGCGATAACGGTGACGAATACCGGTATCTGCATGATGGGAGCGCGTGGTTTGTGCTTGCCGGGTATGGTCCTCACGCAGGCAAGTGGGATGATGTCCGCGAAGCGCTGAAGGACGCAGAAGCAGCGTAACCCATTGGACACGCAGGGTTTTTCCGACCCAATCTCTGCGTGTCCTACATTCGTTTTCCGTGCATATTGTTAGTTTTCAATAGGTTAGACGTTCGGGCGCCTCGATCTTGCTTGATCTCCCCCACAACTAGGCGAGATCGAGGCGTCAGCGGGTCACAAACCGTGCTTGACACTATTTCTGGAATAATCCATAAACAAAGCATGATGAAACGCGACAAAGGAGTTCGCCATGGAATCGACCACTATCACCGTCCGCTCGGGTTCGATCTGCGCCGATGCTACCTTCCAGCTCTCCTTCTGGAAAGGATCGCTCGAGGCCCAGGTCAAGGAGGTTCTTGAGACGTGGACCCGCATCACCGGTCTGAACTTCGCTAAGATGACTCAGAAGGTCCGCGAAGAAGAACAAGACGGCGTGCTGTGGGCAGCAGTGACTGTCGAGCATCCGCTTGACAATCGCGCAGACGTGACTATTTTCTGGAAACGATAGCGGTTGACGTTATTTCTCAGTAAATGCATAAACAAAGCATGATGAAACGCAACGGAGATGCCGTCATGATCTACTCGCTCGACAAACTGCCCGCCGAAACCCGTGACCAGATCCTGGCGTCGCGCAAGTGGATCAAACTGTTCTCCGAGAAGCCCAAGAAACTGCTTGCGCTTGACACCAACGCCAAAACCGTCAAGGGTCAGAAGAAGGGCTTCATGACCGCGATTCTGTATCTGACGCCCGCCGATGGTGCTGGCGAGAACGTCTGCCCGATGGCAGTAATTGCTGCTTGTGACGAACCGTGCTTGAACACCGCTGGTCGTGGTGCAATGGGTTCGGTGCAGATGGCCCGTCTTCGTAAGACGCTTTTCTTCATCCAATACCGCGAAGAATTCCTCGCTCAGATTAAGCGCGAGATTGCTGCTGCTATTAAAAAAGCAGACAAAGCAGGTTTTGAATTGCTGGTTCGTCTTAATGGCACGTCCGATCTGCGTTGGGAAAACTATGGCATTCCGCAAGCATTCCCGCAAGTGCAATTCTATGACTACACCAAGATCGTTAATCGCAAGAACATTCCGGCTAATTATGATCTGACTTTCTCTTATTCGGGTTTGCCTGCTTTTAAGATGTTTGCTGACCGTGCTATCAAGAATGGTATGCGTCTTGCAGTCGTCTTTCGCACTCGTGCAGTTGTCGAGAAAATGCTTGCCAATAGCGAGCGTTTCATGGGCATGGAAGTCGTGGACGGTGACGACTCGGACATCCGTCACCTCGACCCGATGGGTTCTGCGGTCGCGCTTTATGCGAAAGGCAAAGCAAAGAAAGACGTCAGCGGTTTCGTGGTGGGTTGACATCTTTTTCGGAATATTCGATAACACAATAGAAGAAACGAAAAGGAAGACAAGATGAAGATGTTCAAGTTCACCGCCTTCGGCAAAACCTTCACGACTAAGGCGGCCGATCACTCCTCGGCGATGGTCGACGCCAACTGGCACTTCCCCCTTGGTGCGGGTTGCTGGTTCAACACCACGGAGACTGAGTTCCGCTGGGTCGAAGGAAATTTCTTCGACTAACCTGTGGTTGACATCTTTTCTATTTAATTCGATAAACAAAGCATGATGGAAACGGAGAAAACCATGACACCTGCTAGCAAGATCGTCCGCGCGCTTATCACCCTTGACGGCACCGGTAAGAAAGTATTTAATGACCGAGTGTCCTTCGGACGCAGCATCAAGGTCTGGGGATGGTCGGACGACCAATACGCAAAGGCGAAGCAATATCTCGAGGCAGCGGGTTATTCGGTCAAGATCGTCCGCAGTCGCCCGCTGAAGTGGTCGTGGTGCAAAGGCAATGCGCTTCGCCTTCACGTTATCGGTTGACAGTATTTCTAGAATATTCGATAAACAAAGCATGATGAAACGGCAACGCAGGAGCAACGCCATGACTGCACTTTCGACTTCCATGATGCCCGCTGGTGAATACTACGTTGGTGACCTGTGCTATGTTCTCGGCGACTCGCGCTGGGATGAAGTATGCGCCGAGATTATCGTTGGTTCGCAGTGCCTAGACGGCGTCTTTGAACTCGCTGATGGCGTGCGCTTTGCTATGTTCTCGACCGCGTGGGGTGACGGCGAGTTTCAAGATCAGGAAGGTCACTCCTACTGCGTGGATGCAGGCAGCATCGGATGCGTGCTGACGACTGCTGCTGGTGTTGATCTTGACCGTGCAGAAACGCTCGGGCGTATTGTGACTTTTAAGAAGGATTTCCTCGTCTATGAAGAAGATGGCAAGATTCATATTGGTCCGCTGACTATTGATACGGATCCCGCCTTTGAAGAAAATGACTACGAAGATGAGGAGGCATATTAATGATCCTTACCAATCTTATTATAATTGCTGCCGCCTTAATTGGTTGGGCAATTGCCACTCTGCTAATAGTTTTGATTGCGGGATAATATAATGGCGACTCAAGAAACTGTTGACAAGATCACAAGTATCATCTATTATCTCTATCATGAATCTAAAATGAATCCGAACTCAATGGTCGGCGGTCATCTGATTAAAGACGTCTTTGAGAACGCCTGTAATGTTCTATTGGGTATGACCGCCGATGAATTCGCAGAACGTGAAAAGGAACTGTCTAAATGATATTAGGTCGCATTATAGCATTTGCAACTATGTTTGTCTTTGTCTTTATCGTTCTAATTGCTGCTGCATGTTTCATACCATTTCTGCTAGTATTTGTGGCGTGGGATATGTCTGTGCTCAATATCAATTGGGATCTTGTTTATTATTTTCTGCGTCTTAATGTTTTGCTTTCTATTGTAGTCGCAACACTATTCACGTTTAGTAAAGAAGGTAAATAATTCGCTATTGAGATTAATGATGCAAGACGATAAACTAAGAGACTCTATTGAACGCGAAATAAAACATCTCGATGAACTTATTAGACAATCACTAGAATATGCTGACAAAGAAGGTGATATAATGATAGGACACACTACTAGAAACGTATATCGCATGATGCAAAACTCATATAAGCGAATACTACAAGGAACTCACTAATATGAAATACTTTCTAGTCGGATTTGTTATTGGTGCACTGTTATCGCTTATTGGCGGATTTATTGGTGGATTGCTATAACCAATCAATAACCCATTATCTGATAGGAATTGCCAATAGATTAATTAATGGTATTTAATGGTATATTGTGGGAGATGTTAGTGGGTGCAAAGTTGCAAATAAAACTGCAATACGCTTTGCAAAGTCGCAAAGTCGTTTAGTGAGTAACCGTGAGTTGCAGAATGTCTTGCGTGGTCAGTGACCTGCCATCCTAGAATATTTCCGAAATAATGTCAACCCCCCTGTTGCTTGCCGTGAGTCGCCGTGAGCGCTGCTGCTTTGCAGGTTTGCATGGCGCGCTTTGCATCTTTGCAGGATCCCACAGTGACCCGCCGGTGCCCTCCCACGCCGACCAGACACCCTTTATGGAATTTCCGAGAAATCCTGTCAAGCCCCCTGCCATCCCGTTCAGCAGTGAAGCATTCGTGGGAGACTGTTGACCGCTGAAGCATACACGCAGAACGTGTCCGGGCCCTATGTAAATCGCGTTTACATCTTTAGAGACCAGAGTGCCCCGAAGCCATGCTCCTATCGCGTCGCCTATTGGCTGTGCGGTTTCTATGCTTCACTTATGGAATTAATTTAAAATACTGTCAACCCCCGTGCTTCTGCGGTTCTTTAGCGGTCCATTCATTTTTTAGCATTTATGGAAAATAATGTCAACCCCTGCTGGGTAGCTATTAGGGCCTTCGGCGCCCCTTGACATATTTTCCGGAATATTCGATAAATGATCATGATGAAACGGAGCGAAGACATGCAGAACATCCAGGACCTGATTGACTACCTGTCCACCGATCTCGAGACCTACGAACTGGTGGTGATGCCGTCACAGCACACCAGAGGCCTGTGGGTCGCCATGATCCGCGAGTGTGGTCCCGATGGCATGGTTCGGATCGACTCCGACACCGATCAGATGGTCATGCAGGTTTGCGACTCCATCCCGCTGGCGCTTGCGGCGTTGGAATTCCAGTGCGGTGCCATCCTGTCGCGGATCGAGCAGTATGACTGGGAACGTGAGCAGGAGGACCTCGAGATTCTGTATTGACATCTTTTCTAAAATATTCGATAAATGATCATGATGAAACGAGGAGAGATGGACATGGCCTACAACGGATGGACGAACCACGAGACCTGGCAGATCAACCTGTGGTATGGTGACATCTTCGCCGATTGGCAGGAGGACGGCTCCTACGATATGTCCGCTTGGGCGCTCGAGGAATTCTCCCGCGAGATGTCTGGTGTCGAGGATATGCCCGCCGGGTTCGCCAAGGATGCTGTCCTCACCGCCCTCGCCGAGGTGAATTGGGACGAACTGGCCGAGCACTATGCGGTCGAAGAAGAGGAGGCTGCCTGATCATGCTGAACTATCTCGAAACCGCTACCCCCGCTGAGATCTTCGAGGACGTGCTAGGCGCGCTGATGCTGTTCTCTATACCCTTCTGGTTCCCCTACGCTGTTGCCATTCTTAAAGCAATTTTTTAATATTGCGTCAAGCATAGTTTCGACCCACAGAAAGAATACTTACATTTCAATGGGTTACCGCTATGCTGCGCTTAATTTGTTTTCCTAAGCATTTTGTGCTAACCAATTGATTTCTATGACGTATTAGAAACCACCCATTTTCTGTGACTGTCCTGAGGTGTTGCGCCCCCACTGTGAGGCAAGGAACCTTACGAGAGCCGCAGAAATGGGTGGTTGACGTTATTTCCTATTAATTCCATATATGATGCATGGAAACGAAGGAGACGGGGATGCAGGACTGGCGCTTCTGGAACGTGGGTGGTAAGTGGTTTGGTCGTCGCGTGACCGGTGAGCAAGTCACGGCAGGCACCTACTTCGCGGTGTGTCAAAAAGCATCCTGGTTCGACCAGAGCCCCTACTGAGAAAGGAACTACTATGAAGATCAAGATGATTCTGCCCGCCGTTAGCGTCGCCGATGCTGTTGCCATGCGGGACCGTATCAAAGGCCTGATCCTGGAGAAGGGGGAGGACTGCTTCATGACAGACGGCGGCGTCGCTATTGTCACTGAGAACCCCGCTCGCGTCTCGCTGGAGCTGATGGCGGAGGGTATTATTGACTGAGGTGGTTGACAGTATTTTCTAATAAATGCATAAGTGATGCATGATGAATCGCAACGGAGAAGCAGCGATGGAAATGGTCAACGTCACCCTCTCGGTCACTCGGATGCTGGACAAAGCAGTCACCAAGCATAGCGAAGAATATGGCGCCATGCCCGACAAGTATGCTTTCCAGCTGGGTTACTGCGAAGGCACCCTGCGGGACTTCATCCATCGGGTCATGATGGACCTGGGCGAGGAGCGCACCGTGGAGCTGATGAAGCGCAGCGGGATCAACCCGGTCTACCAGGGTTGACATATTTTCCGGAATATTCCATAAGTATAGCATGATGGAAACGAAGGAACACCAGATGACCTACACTTTCGACTCGCGCATTGTCTCGGACCTCCACAAGGACGCCTATGGCTACCGCCCCTCGACCTACTTCTGGGCTGAGTGGCACGCTGCCACCGATGCAGGCAAGCAGGAGATCTGGGATGACCTGCAGGACGCGCTGGATCGCGCCATGGAGTATGACCGTCGCCGGGAGGACGCCGCTATCGCCGACTACAACCTGGAGATCGCCGAACTGATCGCCACGGGTGCCGCTGACGAGCACCAGGCCCGTAAGTGGATGGTGCAGGCGCTGAAGCCCACTGAGATGGACCTGCGCTACGGCGGGTCGTGGGTCTGCTTCGAGCTGGGTCTGCCCTACAGCATGAAGGGAGACTTTGAGGAGGTCTGCAAGGAACTGGGCCGTGAGATGGAGGTGGCATGATGGAGGAGAAGCAGATGCTCAAGGTTGGTCAGAAGGTTCGCTTTGTGGGTCGCCCGCAGGAGATGGGTAAGCACCATCCTGACTTCGCTCAGCTGCTGGGTCAGGTCGGCACGGTGATGGATGCGGACATCGGCTACGAGGTTCGCTTTGAGGGGTTCTATTGGGCCGGTGACGAGGACCCCTATCTGCCGGAGGTCCCGCGCAACTGGTTTGTCTGCTGGGGTGATGAACTGGAGGTGGTGGAATGAAACTGGAAACGCGCTACTACGTTGCTAGCCGCACTGAGGATGGTCTGCTGAAGATCTCCCATGAAGAGATGGGTCCCTACTATGACACCACAGTTCTGATCACCCGGGACGGCTATGACACTCGGGAAGCCGCCATCGCTGCTGTGGAGGGCTACGTCAAATACTACAAGGAGCGCTTTGAGTGGTCTCCCCGCTATATCTTCATGGTCTTGGAAGAATACACTGTGAGCGAGGACAAGGAATGAGCGACTACCAAGTGAACCTGCAGCAGGACTGGAACGACCTCCTGGTAGAGATCGGGACCCTCCTGCAGAAGCATCCGGAGCTTACTGCTACCGAGATCGAAGAGATCACCGGTGCAGACTACGAGGACGTTCTATGGGCTATGGCAAAGGTGAAGTGATGACCGGATGGGTTATGAAGACTGAGTTTGTGACAGAGACCCCCCTGGAGCATGGGAACTGGTCTGCTGTCGAGTTTGAGACCTTCGAGGAGGCTTTAGTATGGTGGAGTGCTCCTGACACCAAGTCAGCACTCCACCGTCATATGACCCTGGCCGATCCTAGTGGTAAAGTAGTCGCGGGACGGTATGTGCCGGTAGGAGAGAGAGCATGACCAACTATACTGGCTACACCGGTGGCTTTGACTACTGGCACAAGAACCCCCCTGCTCCATTTAACCCCCTCTATGACCCAGGGGCTAAAGCGCGGTATGCAGCAGTCACCAAGTCCCTGGAGGCGGACGGGTTCTATGACAACCACACCAGAGAAGAGTGCGCTGCAGAGTGGCGCCGTCGCTATGAAGAACTGAAGGAGGCAGGCAAGTGACCATGCATATGATCCGAGGAGTCATGGCTCCGGGTTCGGGTAAGAAGAAGCCTAAGAAGAAGACCGCCTCAGTGCTAGCCGCCGAGAAAGCACTACGGGACACTCTAGCCAGGGTGGGCTATAAAGGGGGATCTAGCAACACCGGTAAGAGAGCCTACCAGCATGATCTGGGGGTCACTAGAGACCGGGGGCTTAGTGACACCATCCCTGGCAACGGGACCAAGAGGGAGGCCTCTATATATACTGGGAACGAGATTGCGGGCATCGCTGTCATGCATAAGAGCAACCTGGTGCCAGTGCGGCGGGACAGGAAAGAGGGGTTCGTAGAGATCTCCCAGATGAGACGTAGCTAAGAGGAGTAGTAGTTGTTACTAGTGTTTGATGTAGATGGCACCCTGACACCGAGTAGGGGTAGAATAGACGAGGAGTTCCGTCAGTGGCTTCTAAATGATCTTCCGATCCCCTTTGTTTTGATAACAGGATCTGACCCAGCTAAGACTAGGGAACAGGTCGGTGATGAACTATACAACTCGACCACGGTCTATAACTGTGCCGGTAACCATATCTTCCGCAGAGGAGAGGAGGTTTATAAGAGCCCCTGGCGTATCTCCCCGGCTGTAGAACGGCTACTAGAGAGGGAACTGTCAGCTAGTGAGTGGTCGCAGAAGACCGGTAAGCATATAGAGCACCGGGTTGGAATGACCAACTTCAGCGTGGTCGGTAGGAACGCCACCCTTGACCAGCGTAAAGCCTACTACCACTATGATCTGGAGGTGGGTGAGAGGGCTCGCATTGCTCAACTGATCATGCAGGAGGATTCCGATACAGAGGCTAGTGTTGCTGGAGAGACCGGTATTGATATCCACAAGAGAGGGACAGGGAAGGACCAGCTGATCAAGTATGTCTCTAGGAAGGATCTACTGATTTTCTTCGGGGATAGAATGGACCCTGCGGGTAACGACTACTCTCTAGCGCAGGCTATTGAGAAGGGGGATCTCGGTGTTTGTCATCACGTAAAGGATTGGCAAGAGACTTTCTCTATTTTAGCTAAAATGATCGCTTGACATATTTTCAGGAATATTCGATAACTAGTGAGTATTCGAAGGAGGACAGAATGAAACAAAAGCAGTATAGAGCCACTTACTACGTCTGGTATACTGATGGGGGTGGCAAGGAAGTGAATAAATTCCACGACCATTGGGTGGACGATAGAGTTCTGAGGAACCTCGAGAATGACAAGGACGTGGATGGTCTGATAATTCTGGAAGAACGGATGTGGGACTATACAGATGATCCTAAGCGCTACCGGGTTACTTACTACGAGTGGTCTTTTGACCGTCATGGCGACAAGGACTATACTTATATGGATCATTGGGTCTCTGCAAGCATCCTAGCTGATCTGCAGAAGGACAGTATGGTGGATGAACTCGAGATTCACGAAGAGATGGAGGACATGGAATGAGTCACGAAGAACTGGTGAAGCGGCTGCGGGGCATGGACGGCGACAGCATGAGCATCAAGACGCTGGACGAAGCCGCCGACCGCATCGAAGAACTGACCAAAGAGAACGCTAGGCTTGAGCGAGTGGTGAAGGACATTAGCGACGAGGCGGACTTGGCAGAGCAAGAAGCCTGCATGTTGGAGAACGACTTCATTAAGGCCGAGAAGGGGATCGAAGAACTCGAAGCCAAACTGGCAGAGTGCGAAGCACGACTTGGCAAGGCGGTGGAGGCGCTGCGGTATTACGCTGTTGAGGCAATGCCGTGGGAGGCGGATGATAGTCTTATTGCCCGCTGCGCGCTGGCCGAGATCGAGGGAGAGAAGGGATCAGGGCAATAAATAACGGAAACCTATAGGAGTCTGTTATGGAAAGTTTTAGAAGTTTCTTAGAAGAAGGTCAGAAGGCGACTAAGAAAGAGGCGGGTTATATAGACCACCCCAAGGACGGCAATAAGTGTATTAACTGCACTATGTGGAGAGATCCTAATAAGTGCACCGCCGTCGCCGGTGATATTGATCCCGATGGTTGGTGCAAGTGGTATGCCGGTGGTGCATATGGCAAGCGCGGTAAAAAACTTCCTTGACATATTTTAGTTAATATCCGATACTGTTATAGAATTGGAGATTGGTTATGAGATTTCGAAAACTTCTTTGCTATATCGGTCGGCACAAATACCGCACTGTTGAATGCACTCATGTATTCCACACTGAGTATAGAGGTCATCCGCGACACCATATGGTGTGGTATAAACAGTGTAGTTGCTGCGGCAAGCGTATAATGAAAGACACCGTTGAAAAAGACGTAGGACCTTTCCGTCACAACGGCGTTGAGTATGCCCGAGTGAATTGGGTAGAAAATGGTGTCATATATCTAGGCAATGGTGAGTATAAGAAACCGCAACCCCCAACTCCGATCAAACCTAAACTAAAAATCATCCCTGGCGGAAAATAAGGATTAGATTATGTTTAACGATAGAGAATTTGATAAACTGAAAAGTGACCTCGACTTCTACGCTCGAGATTACGCGAAAGCAGAAGCAGGACTTCGCGCAGCCAAAGAGGAAGCTATCGAGAAGGTTCGCGGGAAAGATACGGCAGGCCTTGAAGTCGTGCAGATTCTCAATGAGATGAGTCGCAAGATGGACGATCTCCAATTGGACAAGCGCATCAGTAAAGAATACTTCTACAAGACCAAGGACAAGATGCTCGCCATGGTTGAGAACGTTGTCCTTCATGAAAGCTATTGAGTCTCCGGCTCGTTAAGATTTAAAAAGGATAGGCTATGTCTGAGGATAATGTTAAAACCTTCAAGGACTCTCTAGAATCTCTCGGTAATATTTTCAAAGAAGTCGAGCAAATTTGGGAAAAGGATGCTAACGAGTTCTGGGATTCTTTGACGCAAGAGCAAAAGATGCTTGCTTTCTATTCTGTGGTAAAACGTATTCATAAAGGTGAGATCGAAGAATGCCATTCATATAGAAGTATTCTTTATGGCATCTTCGGTTTTGGTCCCGAAGCGTATGCCATGGGCATGTTCTGTGGTTTTATGGATATTCATAACGCTATTCCACTAAAGGCGGATAAATAACTTCCTCGTTATAGCGAAAGGAGGTTCCTATGTCTTTACTACAAGAATTAGAAGCGTTGATTGCAAGAACAGGTTCGTATAACGACCGGGAACTTCTAATAAAAGTTCTTGAACAATTGAAGAAAAACAACACACCTTCTACTTGGGGGTATTATACAAATAAGAAAGAGGTAAGGAGATGAGTGACAAACTTGAATGGATCGACAGTGCCGAATACCATCCCCTTGTATTTGCATTATCAGAAAGTCAAAAATTCGGGACTTTCCGTATTCATCGAGATGGCTTGATGTATTGGCCTTCATGGTCACCCGATTGCTCACAGGACTTGGATGCTCTTAAACAAGAAGCGCAAACCATCCATGATGAGTGGTTCAAGCTTTCAACGCTGACCAGTTGACACAATAGTAATCTACGGGTTTCTTATCCGGGTATACTGCAATAAGAGTTCCGTCTGCAACTACTCTGTAAATATCCGCTTCACATTCTACTTTGCTTTCAAAGAATAAATTACTTGTCATGACTACACACTGTTCGGGTGTCTTCGTCATTTCTGTGGCACACATAAGAACTAATGCAGTGAACATAATTTCCTCTTGACAAATTATTGTAGATAATATTACATATGATTATAGGAGGTGCTACAATGGCAATCAAATACAGAATTAAATGTATGTCATCTGAACGTGGATGGGGTCGTGAATATTGGCACGAAGATTTCGACAACATACAGGAAGCAAAGAAACGCATCTATGAAATCAACTCCAATAACACCGCAACAACTGTTCCTGACTATTATGAAGTAGCAGAAAACAAAATCGAAGCAATTGAAGAAACAATGTCACCGCAAGGATATATTTAAAATGAACCACGACTTCACCAACTACTTCAACAACATCCTCAAATTTATCGCACTCGTCTTTATTATGAGTCTTGTCAGCAACCCTGAATCCATTGGTCGCTTTGAAGCACGTATGGATGTTGCTTATGATGAAATCTGGGGCGAATATGTCATGGATTGTGACTGCACCGAGTCGCTAGAATAGCGATGTAGATTTTTCCCTTTTCTTGATCTTACATCGTTCAACCTAGACGCCTTCGGGCGTCTTTTTTTATTACTTGACATATTTTTAGAATATTCGTATAAGTATGTTATGATGAAAACCAACGGAGGGTGAGATGTTTAAAGTTGTGAAAGGTGAGATGTCTGAGGCCTATGGTTACCAGCAAGTTCTGTTCCAGTCTCGTGTTGCGGAGGAATGCTTCAACTTCATTGATGCTCGTAAGAAGTCAGTAGAGAAGTCGGTTCGTATGACTGCTAAAGGCATGAAGGTCGTGGACGTTTTCGGTGACGAAGTGTCTCGTAAAGATGTTATGAAAAAAACCTCTTGACATTTTTTGGAAATAATCCGATAAACAATACATCAACAAAGCAAACGTGAAAGGAATACAAAATGGCTCATATGGTTGAAACGATGGCTTATGCAGGTGAAGTTCCGTGGCATGGCCTGGGTGTGTCGGTTATCAATGATCTGACTCCGGAGCAGATGCTCAACAAAGCAGATCTGAACTGGACTGTTGACAAGGTTCCCGCCTATGTCGATTACAACGGTCAAAAACTCGATACGGGTAAGCAGGCGCTGGTGCGTTCTAGCGATAACCGTGTTTTGACGATGATCTCCGAGGACTGGGAACCTGTGCAGAATAGCACGGCATTCGAGTTTTTCAATGATTTCGTTATGGCAGGTGACATGGAAATGCACACTGCTGGTTCGCTGAAGCAAGGCAATATGGTTTGGGCACTTGCGAAGGTCAAGGACTCGTTCTCGCTGTTCAAGGGTAAAGATACGGTCGAGTCGTATCTGCTGTTCTCGAACCCGCATGAGTATGGTAAGTCGATTGACATTCGCTTCACTCCGATTCGTGTCGTCTGCAATAACACGCTGACGCTTTCGCTGAACCAAAAGTCGGACATGATGGTGCGTCTGAATCACCGCCGTGCTTTCGATGGTGAGATGGTTAAGCAGACGATGGGTATTGCGAAGAACAAACTGCATCAGTATCAAGAGATGGCAGAGTTCCTGACTTCGAAGTCCTACAAGCCCGACACTGTGGTTGACTACTTCCAACAAGTGTTCCCGCTTGCTGCGACCAAGTTGACTGAAGAAGAACAGAAACTGAAGATGTCGCGTCCTGCTGCGACCGCTCACGGAGTTCTGGAATCGCAACCCGGTGCAGAATACGGTGCGGGTACTTGGTGGCAAGCGTTCAACGCTACGACCTTTGCTATCGACCACCTGCTCGGTCGTTCTGCAGATACTCGTATGCAATCTTCGTGGTATGGTGTGAACCGCACTAAGAAAATTCAAGCACTCGAAAAGGCAGTAGAGTTCGCTAACGCTGCTTGATTTAAAAACAAAAGGGGAGTCGAAAGATTCCCCTTGACAACTTAATCGCACTGTGTATAATCATAGTGTAGCTATGAAAAATATAGGATTATATCATGACTGACTACAAAACAATCATCAAGGCAAAAACTGAATGGACTCCGCTCAACCAAATGCCTATGGGTAGGGGTCCTATCGTAAAAAGTATGTGTCAAAAATATAATGTTGAAGGACACGGAGTATATCAACTTGCTTTGAAATCTGATCTACCTATTGATGACATTGTGCATAAAAGTATCGGTTATACTGGTATGAGTTCTTATGTATTCAGTCGTGTTACGGGGATTAAAAACGGAAAACATAACGCAGGTAAAATGCTCATTCGTCAAGGTTTGAAGCATGATGATGTTATGATCCGTTATCTCTTCACTGATGATCAATCCTATCAACTTCTTGAAACATTGATTCATACGGAATCTGTTCAACAGTTCGGATACACATTCAAATGGCGTAATGCGTCTGGCGGAACTGACGGTATCTCGACACGCATTCTTACTGATATTGATAAAGTAGAACACGCGGGCGAACTCGTGATGATTATCAAAAAAGCAGAAGAACGGTTTGGGCAACTCGCACTCGCTGCCGCTAAAGATGGCGTAATGAAAGATTTTGTCGCTGATTACTTTTCTGAGGATGAATGATGCAACTGCAATCTAATCGCTTTTTCTACAAATTCCATGATTTCCTTGCATTGAATTTTCTCAATGAAACTACGTGGCTAGGAGGCGGCGCACTTCGTGCCGCTCTTGCAGATGACGAAGAAGTCGTTGACTATGACTTGTTCTTTCATAGTTTACTTGATGCAGCAAAGGTTGAAGTCGAACTTGAGTCTCTTGGTGCAGAAACTATCTTCAAATGTCCCGAAGGTAAGTTGACGACCATGAAATACAACGGAATGAAAATTCAGTTGATCACAGAGTTCTTCTATGTTAATATGGAAGAGTGCATTAACTCGTTTGACATTAACGCATGTCGGTTTATTACTGATGGCATTAACGTTCATACTAAGTATTCTGCGGTTCGTGACGTGCTGAAAAAGCAAATTACGCTCAATCGGGTTGATTTTCCTACTTCGACCATGCTTCGTGTTGCAAAATATGCGAAAAAAGGTTACAAACTCAAGTCGACTACGGCAAAAAACTTTGTAGAAGAGATTTGGCAACGCGGAAAAGACAACCTTGACATTGACATGAGGGTTTATATTGACTAAATATCTGGTTTTTCTTGACATTGATGGGGTTTTTACCTCGACTCGGGTGCAATATTCCTCGGGTATCAATGAAATGTGGTCAATTTTTGACCCAGTTGCGATTAATTTCATGAATTTGATCCATGATAAGTTCGATGATGTTGAATTTGTCCTGATTTCGACATGGAAGAATCATCTTTTTACGGGAGATACTCAACTTTATCACTGGATTTTGTCGAGTTTTCGTAATGCTGGGTTCCGTGGGTCAATTCGTTACCCGTTGTGGAAGACGAATCCCGAAAATGATCACCGTTATACGAACCGTGCTTACGAAATCAAGGATTATCTTGAAAAAGAATGCCCTGAATACAAAGATTTCATCATTTTTGATGACAATGACTACGGTTTTGAGCAAGCATTAGGTGTTAAACGATTTGTGCAAACCGATGCTGATAACGGAATCTTATGGAAACACATGAAAAACGCAATGTCACTCATGGGAACTTGGGATCCGAAAGAATGAGATGGTATGACTACATTGTCTGTGTTGGTTGTGCCGATTTTATTGCTGCAAGTATTGTGAACTACGACATATTTACTTTTATAGCTAGTGGGTGTGCATATTTGTTCTGGGAAACTTTTAGGGAATGGGAGATTCATGATGGGAAAAGGTAGTGCTTATATCACTGTAGACGTTGACGTTTGTATAGATGAGTTTGATGATCAGGATCTTGTTGAAGAACTAGAGAGTCGTGGTTACACTGTTCTTACAGAAGATGACCCATATGAACCGTTGACAAAGCAAGAAGTATTGCTTATCATGGATAAGTTCTCGGGTGCGAAACCTGGAACTGATGAATATGAAATTTATGAAAAAATGAGGACTCAAGTATAATGGAACTAACTCGTCTCGTAGGTGACATTCACGGTATGTTTAACGACTACCGATTCTATGCTCTCGGCATCGGGCGTGAACATATGGGTCCGCCTGCGGAACGTAGTATTCAAATCGGCGACTTTGGGTTGGGGTTCGGTCGTTCAACTTTTGATACACATGTTGCAGAATGGCAAATTGAAAACCCGACTCATCGTTTTATTCGCGGTAATCATGATAATCCTGCAGTCGTGAAAACGATGCCTCT